ATCAACAACTACACCTAAAAGTTGTGCCAATGTCCCAGATGGCTCTTTGTAGGGCAAGGGGATAATGGAGTTTTTCAAGTCACCACCTGGAACATCTATATCTCTAAACTCACCTGGGTTAAGAGGTTCATCGTCATTTCGGATTCTAACGCCTCTTGCCTTAAATCCAGCTGGTAAGTTTGATAATGTGCCTGCATCTATTAGCTGTCTCAATATAGATGTGGCAGCACGAGATAATCCACCTATTGTATGCAGTAAACCAAACCCATAAAAGCCAAAACCTGGTAAAAACTTAAAATGAACAAAGTATTGTCTCTTTCGTTTTAACGGATCTTGCTCTCTAAAGTTTCTAACCACTGATAAAACTTTATTTGAATTTTGATCGATGGTGACAATATAAGGCAACATAATACCCGAAGGCTGCCCTTCACTATCCAGATCTTCAAAGCCTTCCAAGTCCAAGTCAACATGGACTTCAAGTAAGGTGTAGCTGTCGTCTGAATAATTAGGATGTAATCCTTGAAGCTCATCAGTAGTTTCTTGGATAGCTCCTTCGTCTTCTCCAGTGTCTGTTGTAGATAATTCAACATCTTTATATACTCCCGCAACTTGTAGTTTACGGATATCATTAAAACTCATTCGCACCATGTGTGTGACTCGTTCTGCCGTTCTGATATCAGAGGCAGAATACGGAACTATTAAATCTTCTGCTGGTACAAATTTAGATACCGCTCTTTGTTTCGTAGGATCAAAGTACACTTTCTTAAATGTAGAACCAGTAAGTGGTAAATAAAACAACATCTGATCCGTGTCTTGATCGTATTCTTCCATGACTTCAGTGATCTGATAGTTCATGTAATCTTTTATTCTTTGTGCTTGGTCTTCTGTTTCTTTTGTCGCAACACCAAGTATTTGTGTTTTTACTGGGCCGCCACTTGGTAACATTTCTTTATATGCTTGTGACTGAAACTGTGTTGTTGCCTCTGACAACAGTGGATGTGTTACACCACTTGCACCAAGAAACGGATCGCTTCTGTC